CACGTCAGCGCCCTCTGGCTGGATACTATCGCCGGCAGAGAAGAACGGCACACCAGGCGCCACTCTCGTCCCGTCGATTGCGTTGCAGTACGGGCAGCTCTCGCTGACGGTCCTGGCCACCAGCCACGCCACCGCCAGAGCTCCCCACACCAGCGCGCTCGTCGCCTGGTTCAGCTCGTTCACGTGCCGCTTCGCAATGCGCTCAGCTCGTCCAGAGCTCTCGCCGTTGCCCTCCCATACTTCGAGCTCGGCCTGGACAGCTTCCAGCGGCTCGTCCCCAGCTGCGAGCTCCTGGAGCCGGCGACGCCCGCCCGCTGCGATGCTGTCCACAGCTGCGACCGTGTACCCGTCCGCGAAGGCGTCCAGCTCCTCCTGGGTCGGTGCTTCGCCGTCTGCCTCTTCTGGGGCCTCCTCCACAGCCTGGGGAGCCACCGCAGCCGCGTACGCCTTGAAGCCTGGAGCGTACACGCCCCTGGCGAACCCAACGAAGCCGCCCCGGTAGTATTCGCCTATCGCCTCGCTGAAGCCTGGCGCGTCGACCACCTCCGCCTCCAGGTGGCGCTTCGTGAGCTTCCGCACCTCGCGCAGCTCGCCCTTCACCTGGCGCGCAGCTCGGTCCAGGAAGTCCGAAAAGAAGCCTTCCCGCAGGTCGAGCCGTGCCTGGAACGCGCGATCTTCGCGAGCTCGCACGCGGTCGCCCGCTTCGAGCTGGAGCGAACGGCGCGCTGCGAGCTCGTTCAGCTCGTCGCCGTCAGCTGGTGCCGGAGCTGGTGCCGGAGCTGGCGCTGAGCTCGCAGCCATCAGCGTCGCCTGCACCACGTCCTGGATCATCGCCACCGGGATGTACTGCTGCTGCAGGTACGCATCGTCCCCGCCGGCCATTGGGTTCTCGCCCTCCTCCATTCGGATCTCGTTGGGCGTGATGCTCCCCGTATTAAACCGTGCCTGGAAGTACGCGCTTCGAGCCTCCACGTCTCCACGCAGGAGCTCGCGAAAGTCGAACTCCACGGAGAGCCCAGCGTCGCGTTCGCGCTGGGTGAGCAGCTGGCCACGGTACGCCTGGACGTGGCGCACCAGCCACGGCATCAGGCAGTCCTGCAGGTATTCCAGATTCTGCGCGTCGATGTTCGCCCACTTCGCATCCGCCAGGTCACCCACCTTGTGCGGCTGGATGTTGAACCAGCGGGCCACGTCGCGCAGGGTGTGCTTCTTCGTCTCTATGAATTGCGAATCTTCGGCGCTGATGCTCACCGGCTTAAAGGCCATGCCCTCCTCCAGGACAGCCACCCGGTGCGCGTTGGAGCTCCCGCCATAGAGCCCATTCCAATGGCTCCGCAGGCTGTCCTTCGCGCCCGGGCTCAGCGCGCCAGGGTGCTCCAGCACGCCCCTCGGCGTCGCGTCGTTCGAGAAGAACCTGGCGCCGTACTCCTCCTGGCCAATCGCAGCCCCGAACGTCTCGCGCCCGTACCGGATCACAGACCAGCCTTTGACGCCATCCCCACCGATACCGCACAGCTTCAGCATCTGGCCAGGCTGCAGAGCTCGCACCTTCACGCCCTCAGCTGGTCGCAGGATCACGATGGGCTCCACGCCCACCTCGCCCACGCGCCGCTTGTGGATCTCGTACGCATCCGGGGCCAGCAGGTAAAGCGCCTCCAGCTCGCCGCGCCTGTCCCGTGGCGCGTCGCTCACACTGTTGCCACGGAGCAGGAGCTGCGCCTGGACAGCTTCGCGATAGGAGACGGCGCTGATGCCTGGCGACGCCTCCACGTTCAGCAGGTGGTGCAGCCTATGCTCCCGCACCTGGTCGCGCGTCTTCCCGTCAGCACGGTACTGCACCACGCGGATGGGAAGGGACGCCACGCTGCCGCTGATGGTGGTGACGGCAGACCAGACGCCGCTGATGGTCTTCGCCGTCTCGCTGTTCACGCTCTTGCCCGCCCAGGTGCGCGAGCCTCCGCCCATCACCTCCAACAGGGTGAACTTACCCAGCGGCACGTTCGGGTCTTCCAGGCTGACGCCTGCCCGCTTGTTCAGCAGCGTGGAAATCATTGGGGCGCACTCTCCTCTTCTGGGCTGTCAGCCTGCGCGGCAATCAGACGCCCCAGCAGGTAGGCGTACAGCATGGCCATCGCCCCACCTGCCACCATGCTCGCCCTGTAGTCTATTAGCCCCAGGCCGGCGAGAAAAGCGACCAGGCCCAGCGTGAACACCGCATTGGCTAGTCTCACAGCACCACCAGCTCCCGCTCTTCGTAGATGGACGAGCTCGGCCCCTCGCCGCGCACCGCCTGGTCCAGGCTCATAATCAGAGCCACCACGCCATCCACCCGCTCGCTGCTCGCCTTCTTGTCGGGTTTGATGTTCCCAGCTTCGTCAGTCTTCCGCGCGACGTTGCCCACCATCCAGGTCAGCACCGGGTCGTCCGCGTGGTGCAGCAGCTGAGCGCTGACCACCCGCCGCTCGAACTCCCGGCTGGGTGCGTTCATGCTCGCGTATCCCTGGCCCATCAGCTTCACCGGCAGCTCTTCGTTCGCGAGCTCGACAGCGAGCTGGGTGGCGTTCCAGCGGTCGATGGCCAGCCCGCGCATGTCGTACTTCTCGAAGAGCTCGTACAGGTCGTGCTTTATGAAGCTGTAATCCGTCACCTCTCCGGGCGTCTCTGTCAGCCAGCCCTGCCTGGCCCAGACATCGTACGGCACCTTGTCGCGTGCGGAGCGCTTCAGGATCGAAGCGTGCGGCACGTAATGCCGGCAGACGATGGGCCACGGCTGCTCCTCCCTGGGGAAGACCAGGATCAGGCTGGCGATGTCCGTGGTGCTCGCCAGGTCGAGCCCGCCATAGCACACCTGCCCAGCCAGGGCGTCCTCGCTCACCACGCCCAGGCACCGCTGCCAGCTCTCCTTCGCGATCCACCTGGTGCTTTGCTCCGTCCACATGTTCAGATGCAGCCGCTTGAAAGAGTTTTCCGCTGCGGGCACCTGCTGAGCGTAGCGGCACTGCCGGCGCAGGTAATCCTCCGGGATGCTCACCCCCAGGTTCGGGTTCGCCTTGTACCACGTCTCCGGGTCTTTCCAATCGTCCTCCGGCTCCGCCTCGAAGATCAGCGGCAAAAACGTGGGGTCTTCGTACTCGCCCTCAGCCACCCGGCGCGCGTAGTCGTACACCTCGAAGCAGATGCTTTCCGGGTCGTGCACGCCCGCCGTCGTGATGGCCAGCAGCAGGCTCTGCTCCCGGGCACCCGTCGCGGAATCGAGCACGTCCCACAGGTCACGGTTCGGCTGGGTGTGGAGCTCATCGAAGACCACCCCGTGCGGGTTCAGCCCGTGCTTCGTGTAGGCGTCCGCGCTGAGCACCTTGTAAAAGCCGTTCAGCTCGTCGTAATGGATCAGCCTGGTGCGGTAGCGCAGCCGCTTGTTCAGCTCCGGCTCTGCCTTCGCCATGAACTCCGCCACCCGGTGGACGATCTGCGCCTGGTGCGTGTCGCCAGCTGCGGAGTACACCTGTACCCCCGGCTCCTGGTCGCCCATCAGCAGGTACAGCGCGATGGCTGCCGCCAGGGTGCTCTTGCCGTTCTTCCGGGGCACGAACACCAGCGCCTTCCGGTACCGGCGCAGGCCCTCGGGACTCATCCACCCGAACAGCGAGCCCACCAGCCACACCTGCCACAGCTCCAGCTCCAGCGGGTCGCCTGCCCACTTCCCCTCCAGGTGGCGGCACCACTCCTGGATGAAGTCCAGGGCGAGCTCGGCAGCGTCCAGGCTGAACGTGTACACCACGCCCAGGATCTCCTCCTGGTGCCCGTCTTCGGGTAGCGACCAATCGCGCTCCGCTGCTCTCACTTCTTCGTTCCCTTGCCGAAGACCCTGCCCGCCAGCGTGGCTTCCTCACCCTTCGCCGGCACGTGCCTGCCACCCAGGGCCGCACGAGCTGCAGGAGTAAAGCCCACCTCAGCGTACCACATCCGCAGCTTCTCCGTCATCTGGAAGGCTTCGATGGCTGCCGGGTGTCGCTTCGTAATCCC